CTTCAGACATCACTCCACAATTATCTGGAAATTTAGATACTAACGGAAATAATATTTTAGTTGATGATACTAAAGGTATTTTAGATGATTCATCAAATGAACAATTAATTTTTTCAAAAACAGCTTCTGCAGTAAATAATATACAAATTAAAAATGCAGCCACTTCAACTGCACCAGAAATAAGTGCAATTGGAGATGATACAAATATTGATTTAACTATAACTCCTAAAGGTTCTGGAAATGTTGTTTTAGATGGATTAAAATATCCAAATGCAGACGGGACTTGTGGCCAAGTATTAACTACCGATGGTTCAGGAAATTTAACTTTTGCTGACGCTGGCGGCGGTGCTGTAAGTTGGAATACTACTCCAATTACTGCTGACCCTGCTAATGCAGTTGCGGGTACAGGATATTTTGCAGACACAAGTGGAGGAGCATTTACAATTACATTACCTACATCACCTAGTGCTGGTGATATTGTAGCTATTAAAGATTATGCAGGAACTTTTGTTGATAACAATGTTACTGTTGCAAGAAATGGTTCAAACATTGATGGAGTTGCACAAGACGGAATATTAAATGAAAATAATTTAGCAGTAACATTTATTTATGTAGATGGTACTCAAGGTTGGAAAGCTATTAACTCAGATGCAGGAACTTATGGTCCTGGTTACATCGTTGCTGAAGGTGGTGAAGTTACAATTTGTGGTGATTACAAAATTCATACTTTTAACGGACCAGGTATTTTCAGTGTATCATCTGCTGGAAATCCATCAGGGTCTACACAAGTAGATTATATGGTAATTGGTGGCGGTGGCTCTGGCGGAGGTCAATCACAATCTGGTGGCGGTGGTGCTGGTGGTTTTAGAGAATCCCATTCAGCTCCTGTTTCAGGTTGTTACACAGCAAGTCCATTAGCTACACCAACAGGAATTACTGTAAGTGCTCAAAATTATCCAATTGTAATTGGAGGAGGTGGTGTTGGAGGAAATATTCAAGCTGTAGGATATATAGGATCACCTTCTTCAGCTTTAGGAATTACATCAGCCGGTGGTGGCGGTGGTGGCGGATCTGGCCAAGCTGGTGGGCCAGGAGCATCCGGTGGTGGTGGCGGAGAAAATGGTGGTGGCGGATCAGGTAATCAGCCTCCAGTAAGTCCACCTCAAGGAAATAATGGCGGATCCTCAGGAAATCCATCTGGAGCAGGTGGTGCTGGCGCAGGCGGAAATGGAGGAGGTGCTGGACCTCAAAATGGTGGTGCTGGCGGTGTTGGTATCGCAACAGAAATTTTAGGAGTTTCACAATCTTTTGCTGGTGGTGGCGGTGGAGGAGGTTATTCTCCAGCTGGATCAGGTGGAACTGGAACATCAGGAGGTGGTGATGGTGGAGATTATAATAATGCATTTAGAGTTGGATTCCCTGGTGCAGCGAATACTGGCGGTGGTGGCGGTGGTAATGGTTGGCCTGTAGCAAGCGCTGCAGGTTTTGGTGGATCTGGAAAAGTAGTAATTAGATACAAATATAGGTAGGATAAAAATATGGCACATTTTGCAAAAATAGGAATGAACGGAAAAGTTATTGCGGTAACAACTTTAGAAGATAAAAATTTATTAAATGCTGATGGTGTTGAAGATGAAAGAGTAGGTCAAGAATATTTAGAAAGATGTAATAATTGGCCTGCAGAAATGTGGATTCAAACTTCATACAACACTAGAAATGGTAAGTATTACAATACTGATAATACAGAACATTCTGATCAATCAAAAGCATTTAGAGGAAATTATGCTGGTATAGGAATGATTTGGGATGAAGACAATCAAATATTTATTTTTCCAAAACCTCATGCAAGTTGGACTTTAGATATACCAACAGCAAGTTGGGTATCACCTATTGGTAATCATCCTGAATTTACTGATGAGCAAGTTCAACAAGTAACAGCAGGCACACATTCTTGGGAATACAGATGGAATGAATCTACGCAAAGTTGGGATTTGATAGATAAAAACGCATAATATAATTATCATGGTGGTGGCATGGAAAAAAATATTTTAACAGAACAAGCAATATACTATGGTGATGTTTCAATGCCAAAAGGTTTTGAAATAGACCGAGATAAATTATCAGGCGATATTTTACAATCAACATTTACAGATTCAGAGTTTCCATTTTCAAGAGCTTGGGACATGTTGAATACTTATGTGTATGAGCACGTAAATCTAGAATATAATTTTCAACTTATTAATAAAAAAACTTGGGGTGATATGTATAAACCCAATCAACAAACAGAACCATTATTTAATATTGATCCTGTAGATTTAAGAAACTCACCAGATTATACATTACTTTATGGAGTCAAAGTTGATAACTGTATGGTGCGAATTTTTTATGATGATAATAGAAGAAAAGGAAGAAGTTGGGATATTCCTTTAGAAAATAATAAATTTATTATGTTTCCTTCTACAAATATGTATACTATTAAAAATAAACAGAAAGATGGTTTGAATTTTATACAAACTTTAACTTATGAATATCTCTAATTATTACTGGTATTTTAAATCTGCAATACCCCCTAGAATTTGTGACGACATAATAAAATATGGATTATCTCAAGCAGAAACTATTGCTAGAACTGGTAGTTATGGAGATAAAGAACTTACAAAAGAAGAAATAAAAGATATGAAACGTAAAAGAAATTCAGATTTAGTATGGCTTAATGATACTTGGATATATAGAGAAATACATCCTTATTTAATAGAAGCTAATAAAAATGCTGGTTGGAATTTTCAATGGGATTGGTCTGAATCATGTCAATTTACAAAATATAAATTAAATCAATATTATGATTGGCATTGTGATAGTTGGGATAAACCTTATGATAAACCTAATACTCCTCAACATGGTAAAATTAGAAAACTATCTATGACTTGTCAATTAACAGATGGTTCAGAATATAAAGGTGGTGAATTAGAATTTGATTTTAGAAACTATGATCCTCATATGAGAGATGAGTCCAAACATTTAAAACAAGCAAAAGAAATACTTCCGAAAGGATCTATTATTGTATTTCCTTCATTTGTATGGCATAGAGTTAAACCAGTAACGAAAGGAGTAAGGTATTCATTAGTCGTGTGGAATCTTGGATATCCGTTTAAATAATGTACATTAATAATTTTTTTAGTACTCCAATTTGGTCAGAACAAAAACCAGAATTTGTTAAGTCTTTAGATAAAGCAAGTAACAAATATATTAAAGAAGCAAGAAACAGAAACAAAGATCATATTAAAAAACATGGTGACTTTGGATTGTCTCATCACTCAACACCATTGACAATGGATAATGATTTTTTAGATTTTAGAAATTACATTGGTCAAAAGTCTTGGGAGTTTTTAGATCACATGGGTTATGACATGCAACAATATCAAACTATGTTTAGTGAGTTATGGGTACAAGAGTTTGCTAAAAAAGGTGGTGGGCATCATTCAGCACATATTCATTGGAATCAACACGTATCGGGTTTTTATTTTTTAAAATGTTCAGATAAAACATCTTATCCAATATTTCATGAACCTAGAACAGGTGCTCGTGCTACTAAATTAAAAATGAAACCAAAAATAAATAGTTTTTTAACTGGATCAGAAACAGTACGTTTTAAACCAGAACCTGGATTATTAATTATTTTTCCAGGATATTTAGAACATGAATTTGCAGTAGATTATGGTATTGAACCATTTAGGTTTATACATTGGAATATACAAGCGGTACCAAAAGAAATGGCTAAAGATGTTTAAAGTAATAGATAATTTTTTAGATGAAGAATATTTTAATGAAATAAAAAATACACTTCTTGATCCTGATTTTCCTTGGTTTTATAACGATTTTATTTCAGATAAAAATGATCCCCAAAATTATTATTATTTTACTCATGTGTTTTATCACAAATTAATTCAAAATAGTAACTACTATCCAATATGGCATAAATTTTTGCAAAAGATAGATTGTAAAGCACTTATAAGAATTAAAGGAAATATGTACATGAATATAAATGAAAAAAGAAGACATGAAAAACATATTGATTATTCCTTTCCACATAAAGGATGTCTTTTATATATTAATGATAATAATGGTGAAACTTATTTTGAAAAAGAAAACGTACAAGCAAAAGCTAATAGAGTTGTATTTTTTGATCCACATAAGCCACATTCTAGTTCTGCTTGTACAGATCAAAAAAGAAGATTAACTGTAAATTTTAATTACTTTTAAAATGAATTTTAAAGAATACGAATTACCAAAAGAAAGTTTTATAGGAGGTTGGTTTATACCTTTAAATGTTTGTGACAAATTAATTAATTATTATAATAAATTTGAAAAAAATGTTATTGTTGGAACTACCAGAAATAATCTAATAGATAAAAAAACAAAAGATTCAAAAGATTTGATAATTTATAAAGATAATCGAGATATAGAAATAACTGAATATTTAAAATATTTACAAACTATTTTAAATTTATATATAAAAAAATATCCAGAGTTAAATACAAATCAAAGGTTTGAGTTTTATACAGCTAACATTCAAAAATATCCTAAAAAAGGTGGTTTTAAAAAATGGCATAATGAAAGAGCAAGTTTATTATCTTCTAAAAGAATATTAGTTTTTATGACTTATTTAAATAATATAAAAAATGGAGGAACTAAATTTAAATATCAAAAAATTACTACACCTTCAAAAAAAGGTTTAACATTAATTTGGCCAACTGATTTTACTCATACGCACAGAGGTCAAATTGTAGATAAAGAAAAAATGATAATTACAGGTTGGTTTGAATACATATGAGTTTTAAAAAAAATAAATACACTATTATAAGAAAAGCTATATCAAAAGATTTAGCATCTTTTATTGCAAATTATTTTTTAATGCAAAAACAAGTATATGATACTTGTAGACAAGAAAGATATATTTCTCCATATGAAACTTTACTCGGTTACTATGAAGGACAAAACGAACAAATTCCAAACACATATTCTCAATATGCAAATATGGCTATGGAAACTTTATTACTTAAATGTCAACCAGTAATGGAAAAAGCAACAGGATTAAAATTGTATCCAGCATATACGTATGCAAGAATTTATAAATATGGTGATGAACTCAAAAGACATAAAGATAGATTTAGCTGTGAAATTTCTACCACTATGAATTTAGGTGGAAATGATTGGCCAATTTATTTAGAGCCGTCTGGTAAAGAAGGTATGAAGGGTGTTAAAGTAGATTTAAAACCAGGAGATATGTTAGTGTATTCTGGTTGTGAACTAGAACATTGGAGAAAACCATTTAAAGGAAAAGAATGTATTCAAGTATTCTTACATTATAATAATCGTAAGACACCTGGTGCTAAAAACAATATGTTTGATAAAAGACCTCATTTAGGTCTTCCAAGTTGGTTTAAAAAATAGTATATTATGATGGATGCAGTAATACCACCACACCACATTACTGCATCCTTTATAATATTTTGACTATTAAAATAACAAAAAGCATGTATAATAAGGTGCTATGTTACAGAAACTACAATTTAAACCCGGTTTTAATAAGCAAATAACACAATCAGGAGCGGAATCTCAATGGACTGATGGTGATTTTGTTAGATTTAGATATGGCTTACCAGAAAAAATAGGTGGTTGGGAACAGCTTACAATTGAAAATTTAACTTTACCAGGAGCTGCACGTGCACAACATACTTGGACATCTTTAGCTGGTGAAAAATATGCGGCTATTGGTACATCACAAGGTTTGTTTTTATATTACGGTGAAGATTTTTATGATATTACCCCACTTGATACAGCAATCACTGGAGCTGATTTTGATGCATCAACCGGTTCTCCAACAGTCACTGTAAACAAAACTTCTCATGGATTAAGCGCTGGAAGATATGTAACATTTTCATCAGTTACTGTTCCAACAGGATCAGGTTATGCAACAACAGATTTTACAGAAAATACATTTGAAATAAGTAACGTAACTACAAATGCATTTGACATTACAATGCCATCTAACTCTGCAGCCACAACTTCAGGAACCGGTTCAGCACAAATTGATCCTTATATAATTGTGGGACCAACTTTTCAAACATCAGGTTATGGTTGGGGTACTTATGTTTGGGGCAATTCAACATGGGGTACGGAAAGAACAATAAGTAACGTGGTCCTGGATCCAGGCATCTGGAGTCTTGATAACTTTGGAGAAATATTAGTTGCAACAATTCATAATGGTAAAACATATACTTGGAATGCAGGTGCATCAAGTCCAAGATCAAATAGAGCAACTCTTATGTCAGGCGCTCCAACTGCATCAAGATTAACTTTAGTATCTGATAGAGATAGACATTTATTTCACTTTGGAACTGAGACAACAATTGGAGATGCATCAACTCAAGATCCAATGTTTATAAGATTCTCAAATCAAGAAGATTACTCAACATACCAACCAACTGCAACAAACACTGCAGGTACATTTAGACTAGATACAGGAAACAGGATTCAGGCAGCTGTTCAAGGTAAAGATTATG